ACCTGAACGGCTTCAACTTCAACCAGTCTATTCAGTCCTCTGAGGGTAAAGTCCTCAACACCTGGGCTGACGTTCTGAACCGTGCAGGTCTCGGAATGGAAGTCATGCACGAGCGTAATGCTCACAACTTCCCACTGGATCTGGCTGCTGCTGAGTCCACTCCTGTTGCACTGACTGCTCCAAGCATCGGTTGATAACAACGGATACTCCGTATAAAGAGGCTGAGATCATTCGTGACACTTGGCCTCAACTATACAGACCGTCTAAAAAAAGAATAATCAAGAAGGGGTCCTAGTGACCCCTTTTTTAATGGGTACATATACTCTTGACCCCTTATGTAAAGAAGTGTAAACTAAATATGATAAGTATTCTAAGAGGTTAAACTTTTGGCTTCATCTACACTTTCTATTCCTAAACAGGGGGGAGGCTGGTTCGATGTTCTCGATGATTGGCTTAAGCGTGATCGGTTTGTGTTTGTCGGTTGGTCTGGCATTCTCCTTTTCCCTACAGCTTATCTCGCTATTGGCGGTTGGCTTACAGGAACCACCTTTGTTACCAGTTGGTACACCCATGGCCTGGCGAGTTCATATCTTGAGGGCGCTAACTTTCTCACTGCTGCTGTTTCTACTCCTGCTGATGCTCTCGGACATAGCCTCCTTCTTCTTTGGGGTCCAGAGGCTCAGGGAGATTTCGTCCGTTGGGTCCAACTTGGGGGACTCTGGAATTTTGTGGCACTCCACGGAGCATTTGCTCTCATAGGTTTCATGTTGCGTCAGTTCGAAATTGCTCGTCTCGTCGGTATCCGTCCCTACAATGCGATTGCTTTTTCAGGTCCTATTGCCGTATTCACTTCTGTATTTCTCATCTATCCACTTGGACAATCCAGTTGGTTCTTTGCGCCGAGCTTTGGTGTCGCGGCAATCTTCAGATTCCTACTTTTTCTACAAGGATTTCATAACTGGACACTCAACCCCTTCCACATGATGGGAGTTGCAGGTATCCTTGGTGGTGCTTTACTCTCAGCCATTCACGGTGTGACTGTCGAAAACACACTCTATGAAGATGGCGAACAGGCAAATACTTTCAAAGCTTTTGATAGTACACAAGAGGAGGAGACTTACTCGATGGTTACTGCGAACCGTTTCTGGTCACAGATTTTCGGTATTGCTTTTAGTAACAAGCGTTGGTTGCATTTCTTTATGCTCTTTGTTCCCGTCATGGGTCTCTGGACTGCTTCTATCGGTATTATTGGACTCGCTTTTAATCTTCGTGCTTACGACTTTGTATCTCAGGAGATTCGTGCGGCGGAGGATCCAGAGTTCGAGACGTTCTACACCAAGAACATCCTCTTGAATGAAGGTATCCGAGCATGGATGGCAGGAGTCGATCAGCCACATGAAAACTTTGTTTTCCCTGAGGAAGTACTCCCACGTGGCAATGCTCTTTGACAAGAACTTGACAACGTGATACTATAGAGGGGTCAACCCCTCTTTTTTTGTCTAGATATATACATGGATAATACTTGGCGAGAAGAGTACAAGAAGATGAAGAAGTTATCTGAACGTCAGATATATCTTCTCGACCATGGTCCAGATTCGTTGTCATCATCATGGCTCGTTATGGCTATGAAATATGACTACGATAAGATCACGGGTAAACGTAAGAAGAAAGATGACTGAACACAGTACACGCCCCCTGTTAAATATGGCAGGGGGTTTCCTAATAGCAATTCTAACTATCTCAATCCCACTATTAATTTTACTATGAAAGTCTTCACTGTTTACTCAAAGAACGGTTGTCCTTATTGCACCAAGGTAGTCTCTGCATTACAACTTGCTGAACTTCAGTATGTTGAACTCAAACTAGATAGAGACTTTGATAAAAACCAATTTTATGCTGACTTTGGACAAGGTTCTACCTTCCCTCAGGTATCAGTTGATGGTAAAACTATTGGTGGATGCATGGAAACTGTTAAATATTTGAAGGAGAATAAGTTGGTGTAATGGTAGAGGAACTATACGAAGTAGTAGAGAAGACAATTGATTACGTCTTCGAAGGTAGATATATGCTTGACATGTATGCATATCTGAAGGACAGTAAGGTCTCTAGAACTGTCGTAGAAGAGTTCCTGATGAGTTGTACTGCCACTGAGGTAAAGAACCTTGTGTTGGACCTTGAAGGGTATCTGGAGGGTGGTAGTGACGAGGTTCACAAACAATTACGTGAGGGTTACGGTCACCTAGGTAAACCAGAGGCAAGAAAGATTAAGAATTATCTTGCCAATATTCTTCATGACGCAGAGAGGTATAAAAATGATAAACGACCTGGAAGAAAACGAAGAGTCTCTAAATAATGACAACGAATCTCCTAAGATGAATAGGGGATTTGAATTACTACTCAGAAATAAAAAGAGGAGGGAACCACCTAAAACTTTTCAAGTAAAGTTTGGAAAGATGGTCTCCTTCCTTCGAAGAGAGTTCCATTTTTTCTTAGACATTCAGTTTGACATAAGAAAAAAGGAGAGCTAAGATGTTAGCAGTCACACTTACATTGTCCACAATCATTTCAATCATGTTCCTTTTGGTGGGAGGAGTGATTGGATATCTTTTAAAGGAATATGTAATCGAAAGGAATTCAACATTTATTCCAACACATCCAGAGATGTTTGACGAAAATGGGCAAATTATTCCAGATGATGTTTTAGCTGTTAGGTTTGAAAATAGCCTAGAGGACTTTGAGTCTGAAGATTGACACCACCAAATAAATATTCTAAACTAAATTGAACATACAATGGCAACTAAATCTTTCACTGTGAAAACTAAATTACCTCCCAACCCATTTGTTCATGAGATTCTTGAGTTGGTATCTAAACAAAGAACGAAAGCAAAAAAGATTGAAGTCTTACAAGAACATCGATGTGATGCACTCACATCTATTCTGATTTGGAACTTTGATGACAGTGTTCTGTCAATGCTTCCTGAGGGTGAAGTACCTTTCAATAAGAATGAGGCACCTCTTGGTACTGATCACACTTCACTTCGTAAGGAGTGTAGGAATCTGTATCACTTTGTAAAAGGTGGTAATGATGGTCTCTCTAAGACACGTAGAGAGTCCATGTTTATTCAAATGCTTGAAGGTCTTCATCCTGAGGAAGCATCGATTCTGTGTCTTGTAAAAGACAAACGTCTTGGTGCTCAGTACAAGATCACTGATGATGTGGTTCGTAAAGCATATCCTGACATTGAGTGGGGTGGTCGATCTTGAGTGATAGTATAAGAATTCTCCATCAGGATTGTGATCCATCACTTGCACAAGATAAGAGTCTTCCTTATACTGCCTATCTTGTTGAGTATCTTCAAGATGGTATGACAAAGTTTGACATTGTAACTTCAAAGAAGAAGGTAGATATCTTTGATCACTATTGGGATAACTACCGTAGTGATTTCAAGAACATGACACAAACTGAAGGTCGAATCAATCCCAAACTCTGGGGTGGTGATAAGAAGTCCGACAAGAAAAGAAAATGAGTAACGGATTTGATATTAAGTTCGAAGGTTTGGACATGAACCAAGATCAGGTTCAGGCCCTCGTCAAAAAATATAAAAAGATCAAGAAGTATCAGAAGTCTACTATCTTCGAGGTTAAGACCATGGATGGGACAGAAAACTATGTGTCCCAACTGATCAAAGAGGGCGAAGAGTACGGGCCCCTTGACTAAATAACTACAGTGGTCTATAATAGACCTGTCGTTCATCCCACTCTGTGGGACGCAAGTAAGTCGCGGAACGGATCGTTCATCCCATGAAATACTTCATACTCCTTCTACTTCTATTCACTCCTGCAACTGCTTCAGAACATCCAATGTCCTGTGAGTCGGTAAAGGAAGTTATAGAAGTTGTTATGGAAGATCCATATCTTTCTGATAAGTCTAAGACTCAAATTCTTAAAAAACTTGTCGGTAGTCATGGAATGAGGTGTATCAGGGACGCACACGACTGAAGGAACGGGGTAAAAAATCCCTAGTATTTCAGGAGTAAACTCATGAACACACTGAACATGATCAAGAAGCAGATCAACAAAGCATCTGCACTTCACGACGCACAGATTTCTCACACTGCATATCGTGGTGTTGAGTATGATGTACACTGTGAAGAGAAAAATGAAACCCACGGAACATTTTGCTACCGTGGACGCACTTACGTCAAGTGACTTGTCACTTGTTCAATAATCTGTTAGACTGGGGACATAGGTCCCCTTTTTTTATGGAAAAAGACAATCTTAAATTAATCATCAGAAATCTCAGACTTCTACTTGACGCATTGGAATCGGAGGTGTATTCTGATCCTGGTGCATACGTAAAGACGGAGGAAAGACTTCCTCCACTCCCTGACTACGATGAGGTATTCGAAGATGACGAATGAGGATTGGAGGTACACGGAGGAGAGAATGAAACTCCGTGAACAGTGTCTTAAAGTTTTGTTAAATAGATATGGTAGTGGTCGTATAGACAAAACATCATATTCAACAAAAGATATCTATGAGTGTGTTGACACTTGGATCTCTCAGGGGAACAAGTTAAGTAATGGAATCGTTGCATATTTCAACGCATACTTCAATCATGAAAACAAAGAAAGCAATCAAGTACATCCTTAAACACCCAGAACTTTTCACAGAAGGTGAGAGACTTTACGTACAAAGGGTAAAGAAGGAACGTAAACAACAAAAGTCACAAAAGAAACATGAATCAAGCGAAACTAATCTCAGTCACTCCTGATGCTGAGCAACACATTGCATACTGTGCACGTGTGTCTAACCCAAACAATCAGGACAATGAGAACTTTGCTGGTCTCCTAAGATATTGTATCAAACATCAACACTGGAGTATTTTTGAACAAGCATTCATGACTCTTGAGATTGAGACTACCCGTGGTCTTGCTGCTCAAGTCTTGCGGCATCGTTCGTTTACATTCCAAGAGTTCTCTCAACGATATGCAAGTACTAATCTCTTGTCTACTGAGATTGAACTTCCCGAACTGAGGCGTCAAGACGTTAAGAATCGTCAGAATAGTATTGACGATCTTGATCCTGAAGTTGTTGACCGTTTGGAACGTCAAATGGTTACTCTGTTTAGTTCCGCATCTAATCTTTACAATCAAATGTTGGATGCGGGAGTCGCCAAAGAATGTGCTCGCTTTGTATTGCCGTTGGCAACACCAACCAAAATGTATATGACTGGTTCAATTCGCAGTTGGATTCATTACATCGATCTTCGGTCTGCCAATGGTACACAGAAGGAACACATGGACATTGCAAACTCTTGTAAGGAGATCTTCAAGGAGCAATTCCCTGTCATTTCAGAGGCTCTGGAGTGGTAATAAATATACACATTACAATGGAGAAATAAGTTGGCAACGTATCCAGTAAGAAATAAGAAGACTGGTGAAGAGAAAGAGATCCAGATGAGTATTCATGCATGGGATCAATGGCGTGAGGACAATCCCGACTGGGAACGTTTTTATACCCCCGACAACGCTCCTTGTTTGGGTGTTGAAATGGGTGACCCATTTAATAAGATCTACACCAAACATCCAGGTTGGAAAGATGTGATTGGCGCAGCCAAGAAACAACCAGGTTCAACACTCAAACACTACGATTAATTTTATGCCGGCAAAGAAAAAGACAGGTGTCGGAACTACTAACCCAGTTCCATTTGGTATGAGCAATAGGGTAATGAAGAGAAAGAAACCAATCAATCTTGACTATATCAAGAAGGTAGAACCAATCACAGAGAACCAAGAAGTTTTCTTTGAGAAGTATAAGGAACAACAGAACTTAGTTGCCTACGGGTGTGCTGGTACAGGTAAGACCTTTATCACCCTCTACAATGCCCTTCTGGATGTCTTAGACCCTAAGTCACCCTACGAGAAGATCTACATCGTCAGGTCTCTTGTACCGACCAGAGAGATTGGTTTTCTTCCTGGTGACCATGAGGACAAGTCTTCTTTGTATCAGATTCCATACAAGAACATGGTTAAGTACATGTTCGAGATGCCTGATGATGCTTCTTTTGAGATGTTGTACAACAACCTTAAGGCACAGGGAACTATTTCTTTCTGGTCCACATCATTCATTCGTGGTACCACACTGGATAATGTGATTGTGATTGTTGATGAGTTCCAGAACTTAAACTTCCACGAACTTGACTCCATGATCACTCGTATCGGTGAGAATTCTAAGATCATGTTCTGTGGTGATGCAACTCAGTCCGACTTGACCAAACAGAATGAGAGAAATGGTATCGCAGACTTCATGCGTATCTTGACTAATATGCCATCCTTTGATACAATTGAATTTAATGCAGAAGATATCTGTAGAAGTGGTCTTGTCAAAGAGTACATCATTGCTAAACTTGAACTCGGTATGTAATGTTTAATCACATTGAAATTGATTATCCAACTCTCGATAGAGAGATGATTGACGGTGTAAGATATTATGACACTCCAGATGGACAAAAATTAGTTTCCATTACATCGATTATTAGTCACTACAACCGAGAAATCTTCACTAAGTGGAGAAAGAGGGTTGGTGTTGAAGAAGCAAACAAGATCACAAAGGCAGCAACCAGTCGTGGTACTGACATGCACACACTGGTTGAAAACTATATGTTAAACAAGGAACTTCCGACAGTGCAACCATTGTCAGAGTTCCTTTTTAAACAAGCCAAACCTGATCTAGATAAAATTGATAACATTCATGCAATTGAACAAGCTCTTTTTAGTAGAGAACTAGGTGTTGCAGGAACAGTCGATTGTATTGCTGAGTATGATGGAGAACTTGCTGTCATTGACTTCAAGACAAGTAAGAAACCTAAACCAGAAAAGTGGATCGAACATTATTATGTACAGTGTGCAGCATATGCATGTATGCTATACGAAATGACTGGTATTATGGTCAAAAAATTTGTCATCATTATGTCTTGTGAAAATGGAGAAGTTGAAGTCTATGAACAGTATGATAAGAGAAAGTACATCAACCTTCTCGCAGAATATATTAGCGAGTTTGTTGAATTCAAACTACAGCAACATGCCTAAATCTGAAGAACTCAGTGTTGATCAACTCATCGAAAAGAAGTTCTATAATAGTAGAACTTTCTCGGAGGAGATTGAGAAGATTGCAAAAGAGAACAAGGACATGAAGTACATGGACTCAATTGTTTTCTTTTGTGAGAGTAATAATATTGACATTGAGTCTATTCCTAAGTTAATATCCAAACCTTTGAAGGAAAAACTTAAGGCTGAGGCTATGGAACTCAACCTATTGAAACGTACATCTCATGCGAAACTACCTTTATGATACCTAAAGTGACGCCATTCGACACGTACAAGAGTTATCTTGGATTGAAAAATCACTTTACAAAAGAAAAATATGATTACCATCGTTATGGTGGTAAGTCTCGTGCATCATTAGAGTCTTTTTACAAACGTAAAGACAGGTTCTTTTTTGAAAAATTGAGTCGGCAGAAAGATGATAGTGAAGTTATTGAATTCTTTGTCAGTAATTTTGTGTCTTGTGATGATCCTCAGTCTCTGTGGATTGGTGAGATCGTCAGGAACGGTGAACAGAACTACACCGATTGGAAAAAACGTCTTCAGTCTCTATCTTATACGTTCAAGTCAGAAGTAGAGAATGTTTTTTCTGGTAAAAACTTTGATGAGATGTTTAAGATTGAGGGAACTCGTCACCCTCAACTCATCAAAGAACACCTTGGAAAGAACCTTTCCCTTGAGTCTTTAGTGATCTTAAATAAGATCCTAGGATTCAAAAAACAATTCGATAGTAAACTGGATGACCCTGTGTGGAAGTTCTTATCGATGAGAATTGACAAGTATGATTCCTTTATACATATTGATGTATTCAAATTTAGATCTATCCTCAAGGAGGTTATAATCAATGGCACTTGATAATGCTACCGTGCTTGAAAATCTGAGACAGCAAAAGGCTGAACTCGAAAAACAAATCGATGGTGGACGTGAAATGTATCTTAAGATCCTCGGTGCCATTGACGTTCTGGAACAGATCGAAGAGTCTAACAATCAAGAATTAGAAGCAGACGCACAAACACAATGAGTTTCTTTCAATCAGAAATAGTTCAAACGGAAATGAAAGAGATCTCCGAATTACAAGAGGAGATCTACAAGAACGTGTTTGCGTTCGCATCAATGACCAACAAAGATAAGTTGGAACATGTTGAAATGTTAGAGAGTCTGTTAAAGAAACAACAGGTTCTCTACACTCGTCTGAGCTTATCTGATGATCC